ACAATAGTTCCTCCATTGCTTGCATCACATGGCCAGAAAAAATGGTTAGGCAATCAAGAGGCGTTTTGTGGTGATTACTATATAAAACATGCGATTGGTGTTGGAGGAACTAACGCAAACTCAGCTATTACTGTAGAAAAAGCACCAACTTTATTAGGTGGAAGTGATCGAGGATATGTTATTCATTCCTACGGTATTCAAGGAAATATTATAGGTAGATCATTAAATTCGGGTGGACAAGGCATAGGTTTTAAAGAAGAACAAGCACCAACGCTTACCACGGCTGATAGACATGGTGTTGTATGTTTTCAGCAAAATTCAAGAGATGAAGTGAGATTAATTTCTGGACAAGGAAAAATAGCGGGAGCATTGACAGCAAGTTCTGGAATGAAACAAAAAAATTATGTCATTCATGGAACCCAAGATCCAATTTTTAATTATAAAACAGCTCATTGTTTAGGCAGAAACAATGGTCAAGAAAATGTCTTGTGTGAACAAGCGTACTCAATGATTGCTGATACCACCCCAAAAATTTCAAAACAAATAAACGGAACGCTGCGTGCTAGCGGAGGCGGAGGGATTGTGCCATCAAGTGTCGTATATCAATACATTGCACGTTACTTAACTGAGATCGAATGTGAACGACTACAGGGTTTTTCCGACAACTATACAAACATTCCTAAAGCATCAGCTACACAACGTTATAAAGCCCTTGGAAATTCAATGGCGGTTACTGTGATGCACTGGATTGGTCGTCGTATTCAGCAATATTGTGAGGTGGCAGCATGATTATCGGAGTTGCTGTAAAAGCTGGCGATCTTATGGTCGCTCTACCAAAACCTAATCGTCATGCAGATTGTACCAATATCATTCTGTCACTTGGTTTGGTACCAGATATTCAAAATCAATGGGGGAAATCTGCACATCAGGGTTTCTATTGTGAAAATGGAAAGTTCTATACACGTCCACAAGCATTTTTACATGCGGTTGAATGTGGTCAGTTGGAATTTTGTGCAAATCAACTTGAACTGATAGCCCTTGGTGAGATGAAGTTTTCTCGCCTTGGGGTATGCAGCGAAGATTTGTGGTGAGGTGGAATTTATGAATCATCGTGAGTTATGTGAAATAGGTGCGAAGTTTCTAAAACGACCTGAATCTGCAAATGGGCACGGATGTCATTTCACGGTAGTTGAAGCAGCTTGTTATGGTGAGAATCCAGATGTGTTTGGTATACGCCATGGAGGAATACATAGTCATGGCGTGGGTACTTTCCTATTGGAAGCTAAAATAAGTCGGTCTGATTTTTTGGCTGATAGAAATAAACCACATCGTATAAATCCTGAGACTGGTATGGGGAAGTATCGTTACTACATCTGTCCTACTGATTTAATTAAAATTGATGAATTGCCTGAAAAATGGGGATTAATTTACGTCAGTCCAAAGGGTACCTGTAAAGTTATTGCTGGTGTGTTATCCGCACCTAAGATCAAATATTATTGTGAGTGGTCCAAAAAATATAAAAGCCACTTTGATCATCATATGATTAAAGAAAATTTTAAAACGTTGGCATTTAATGAGCGAAATATCCAAAACGAATTAAATCTTTTAACGATGGCTTTGGCCCGTATAGATGATCCTGAACAATTGCTTTATCAGAAAAGAGAGTATTCCAAAACACTTCTAGAGAATCAAAAGCTTAAACACGAATTGCATGTAATTATGCATGATCGAAACTTAAAATCTTTAGTGGATGGATTGCCTACATTGAGAGGTAATCCTGCATGAGTAATTTCAACTTTGTTAAAGCTGTACGTCAAATCTCTATGCCACCTACCACCAAGTTAGTGGCAATCACGTTGGCTACTTACGCTGATTATGAAACTGGTGAATGTTATCCGTCCATTCAAACGCTCATGGATGACACTGGATTATCAAATCGGGCAGTGGGATTACACATTAAACACATCGAAAGTTTAGGAATATTGGTTGTAGATCGTTCAAATGGTCGTCGATCTTATTACCGTTTTGATATGGAAAATCTCACAAAAGCAGTGACGCAGGGTCATAGCTCTGACAATGAAAGCAGTGACTCTGGTGACAATACCAGTGACTCTGACGACAGCGAAGCAGTGACTCTCACGCAACAACCAGTGACTCTGGTGCAAAAAGCAGTGACGCAGGGTCATACTAACTACCAAGAACAACCAATAGAACAACCAATAGAACGTAGTAGTAATACGCACGACGAAAAAAATTCACAACCAACAGTTCAGTTTGTGCAATACCACAATTTTGATCTTGCCAAAATCTCAGTAATTGAACTTGATCAAAAATATCCAACTTTGAAATCTGATTTCATCGAATTGTCTAAACCAAGACATCCTGATCTTGATCAACATGATCTTGAAAACTTGTTTGATGAGTTTGGCAACTGGTTTGCATCATCGAATGATTACGGCAAGCAATCATTCAAGACAGCACAGAAGTGGGCTGTAGCGTTTCTGACATGGATAAACAACAACAAGCATAAACTTATCAACCGAAAGGCGAAAAGTAACGTCACTGAGCAATCAGGACGAAATAAACCTATCCAAACACCATCGGCATACCAAACAAAACAGGAAAATGTAAATCGTTGGTTACGTTATGGTCAAAAAGTCCGTGAAGAACAACAACAGGAATCATCAATCATTGATGTGGTACCTGAACCCCCAAAGAACTTTCTGATTGAGGAGGTGGGTCATGCGTGAGTTCACCCTTGATGAAGCTCGTCGCTTAATTGACAAAATGCGTATTCGATACGGTAAGAAATTTACAGATCAATGGGCAGCAGTTGAAGAAGCTGATCTTGAACAAGCAATGATTGAGGATTTTTCAGGATTAACATCGCAGCAAATTGAAAATGGGTACAACCGAATGCTTCAAGAACCATGGCCACCATGTGTACAGGATTTCAAGATCTGGTGTTTACAAGGTTCACATTGGCTTACTGAAAATGAAGCATGGCAACAAGCATTGGCATACGAGAAATCTGGTCAAACTATTTCAATCAGCAGACATGTTTTAAAGACACTTAAAGAGTTTAAGAAAGGTTTTGATGAATTAAATCCACGTGCCGAATCACAGTCAAAAGCATTCAAGGATATGTACGTCCGTATTGTTTCAAATGCGAAATTGATGGGAGATGTTCAGTCATTTACTGATCCCGTTGGGGCATTAAAAGCACCAAAAGACGATGTTAGAAGAACAACCACCTGTCCACCTGAATTGATGGCTCAGATGAAAGGTATCAATAAAAGTTCAAAGGCAGGTAGAGCATGAATTTATCACCAAATCAAATTAAAAGACTTCTGCATCAACGTGACAATAAACCCAAACAGCCAAAGTATGGCAATCAAAAAGTAATAATTGATGGTGAAAAAGTAGCTGATTCAAAACATGAGTTTCGTCGCTTGAATGATCTTATCGCCCTTCAAAGAGCAGGACAGATAAAAGATTTACAGACACAGGTTCGATACAAGCTGATACCAGCACAAAAAATATGTGGTGTGAAAGTACGTGGAACTGATTATGTGGCTGATTTTGTTTATTGGACCAGTGAAGGGCAGTTTGTTTGTGAAGATGCCAAAGGTCATAAAACACCAGATTACATCATCAAACGTAAGCTGATGAAGATGATTCACAATATCGATGTTGTTGAAGTTTAATTGTAGGAATATGGAGTAAGGCTATGACTATGAAGTCTGATGATTTACGTACAAACGCTCAAATTGTTTTAGAAGCAATAGAGGATCTACATTCTCAAGAACAGATTGTTACTCGAACAACACTGGCTGATCTTACAAATCTAAAATTATCAATTATTGATGACAGACTTTCATATTTGGTAGACACTGGACAGATTATAAGAGTACAGCGCGGTGTATTTGTACCAGCAATTAAACATCGTACAGCGCGTTTAATGTCTAAGACTATTTTGCCTGATGGAACAGTTAGTATTGAAATTGGCAGCGTTAATACGGATGTTTTGACACTGACACCGCGTGAGGCAAGAAACTTGGGCAACTTATTGATTGGCGAAGCAATGCAATACAGCAATATTGAGCTTGGGCATCATATGGCAATTATACAAAGTGAAGTTTCCTCTCATGTGCGTAAATTATCAAAGCAGGTAGGAGATTTATTGGATACAGGCAAGCAAGGTGAATTGTTATGAATCTGATTGGTAAAAAAGTTGTATCTATTTTTAACTCAAAAGATACAGGTCTCTGGACTGTAGAACGTCAATGGCCAAGCGAATTTAAAACGGATGAAATTGATGTAGAGGTTCGACGTTATAATACTAAAACTACAACATGGTTCTATGGTTATAAGCGCACATTTAGAGATGCAACAGCAGATGAAATTAAACATGGAGGTCGTTTTGAAGGTTCATGTCCTCATAAGTTCATTACCTATGATCGTTTTGTAATAAAAAATAATACTCCTCCAGCGTTAAAAAAATACAGTGAAGCAGATTCATGGAAAATTGAATGCTGTGAATGGTGCGGATTAAAACAAAAAAATGGAAATATATTAGAAAAACCAATTCGCTGGTAACCCCCTATAAGGTTAGACCTCCCCACATATATACATGATCATTAAACCAATATGAGGTTTGGTGATCATGGCTGAAAAAAAAGTAATTGATTGGGAAAAGATCGAACTCGATTATCGAGCAGGCATTAAGTCTCTACGCCAGATTGCAGGTGAGCATGATATTGCAGAATCAGGCATTAGACGTAGAGCAAAGCAATACGAATGGGTTCGTGATCTATCTGAAAAAATCAAAGCTAAAGCAGATGACATTGTGCGCAAAGAGAGTGTGCGCAGCAATGTGCGCACGAAAACAACCATTTCAGAAAAAGAAACAATTGATGCTAATGCCAATGAAGTAGCGTCAGTACGTTTAGCGCATCGCAAGGATATTCAACGTTCTAGACGAATTGCCATGAGTCTTTTTGATGAATTAGAGCAAATGGTTGGTGAAGATCATGTTGATTTACTAATTAGACTCGGTGACTTGATGTGGTGTCCTGATGACAAAGGGAAAGACACCCTAAACGATATTTATCAAAAAGTTATTTCAATGCCCGGTCGTGTTAAGTCAATGAAGGATTTAAGCGACACACTCAAAACATTAATTGGATTAGAACGTCAAGCATTCGGACTTGATGATGAAAACAATAAACCGGCAGACGCATTAACTTCATTACTCGAAAGAATTAGTACAGGAAACAGTTCTGCATTTAAGCCAATTGCCGATGATCCAGAATATGGAGAGTCTACGTGAATGGAACGACTAATCACCCACATCAATTTAATTTCAAGCGCGTACACGCTTCAAAATTGCACAAATATTGTGCAAAATGGAGTGAAAATTGATATATAACACTGATTTACAGCCATTACCAATGAACAAGGAAGAATTAGAACGCTGCCTTGCTGATCCAATTTGGCGTATTTTTAGTGGCTGTTTGTATAAGATCAAAATTAAGGGTGATGATTTTGTAAATGAGTTCGGGCAAGTCGAAGAAGCTCCTACATATGAATTGCCTTTTAAACCAAATGATGCACAGAAAAAATTTCTAAATCGGTTGTGGTACCGCAATATCATTTTAAAAGCACGCCAGTTAGGTTTCACAACACTGATTTGTATATTGTGGCTTGATCACGCTTTATTTAATGCAAATCAACATTGCGGTGTTATTGCACAAAACCTTGAGACTGTAAGTGACATCTTTAGCGATAAGATTAAATTTGCGTACGACAACTTACCGCCTGAAATTTTAGAGCGCTTTCCGCTCAAAACAAATAATGGTACTGAGATGGAGTTCGCTCATAACGGCTCTAAAATCTCCGTTGCAACATCATTCCGTGGCGGTACCATGCACCGCTTACTTATTTCTGAATACGGCAAGATTTGTGCTCAGTCACCTGGTAAAGCAAAAGAAGTTCGTACAGGTTCATTACCAGCAGTTCCAACAACAGGTATCTGTGTCATTGAATCTACAGCTGAAGGTCGTGGTGGTGACTTCTTTGACAAGGTTCAGATTGCACAGAAGAACTTTGCATCACGTAAAAAACTCACACCAAAAGACTTTAGGCTGCATTTTTATGGTTGGTGGGAAGAACCTAAGTACCGTATTGATTCTTCAGAAGTGGTTATATCGAAAAAAGATCATAATATTTTTGATCATATTGAAATCGTTGTATCTAAAAATTTAGGTAAAAAGATCAAGATTGATCCAGATCAACGTGCTTGGTATGTATCGACACGTGATAACGATTTATCTGGCGACCAAGCTTTAATGTGGCAAGAGTATCCGTCATTCCCAGATGAAGCTTTCCAAGTGTCTACGGAAGGGAATTACTATGCAAATGACATGCTTGAGCTACGTAAACGCGGTGGCATCGCTCAGATAGAAGTGTTGGATGTTCCAACTTGTACGTTTTGGGATATTGGCAACCACGATGGTTGTGCGATTTGGTTCCATCAAATGATGAATCAGCAAGATCGCTTCATTGATTACGAAGAAGATCATTTTAAAGACTTACGTCATTACGCAAAACTTATTAAAGATAAACCATATCTCTATCACACTCATTTTTTACCACATGATGCGGCTCATAGACGACTTGGTGATTACAACAAGTCAGTATTAGAAATGCTTGAGGAATTATTACCAGGTCATGAATTTGTGGTCATTCCTCGTATTACATTGCTCACAACAGGTATTCAGCAAACACGCAGGCTTCTAAAGAATGCTTGGTTTGATGAAGAACGCTGCAAATTAGGTATTGAGCGAATAGAAGGCTATAAGAAAAAATTTAATCACCAAGCCAATATGTATATTGATCAACCAGATAAATCTAATGGTTGTTCAGAAGGGGCAGATGCACTAAGACAATGTTCACAGGCGAAAGAAGCAGGGTTGCTTGGTGATTACGTCTATACGTCTAGTCGTACCAGTGATAATTCAAGTACAAATATTCATGAACAGCAATCAAGCTATAGAGAAGCACCACCAACAGATTGGCGAATGTAAGGATTTTAAATATGTTTGATCATGATACTACTGAGATTGAGCAAGCTAATCTTGATGATGATGCTTTAACGCTCGATGAACTCACTGAAATTATGTATGAAATTGAGGAACAACCTTACTGGCGTCATACCGCAGATAAGGAAATGGATTACGCAGATGGTAATCAGCTTGAAACTGAATTACTCAATCGTATGAAACAGATTGGTATTCCGCCGGCGGTCGAGGACATGATAGGTCCCGCACTGCAATCGGTTGAGGGTTTCGAGTTGCAAACACGCACCGATTGGCGTGTAAAAGCCAATGGTGATACAGGCAGTGATGATGTAGCAGATGCTTTAAATTTTAAATTGAATCAAGCTGAACGTTTATCCAAAGCTGATAAAGCATGTAGTGATGCTTTCCGTCCTCAAATCGGTTGTGGATTAGGATGGGTTGAAGTTAAACGTGAACAGGATCCATTTAAATTCCCATATCGCTGTATCAAAGTACATCGAAATGAAATCCATTGGGATATGAAATCTGTTGAAAATGATTTAAGTGATGCGCGATGGTTACGTCGTACTCGCTGGATTCACCCAAAACGATTAATAAATGCATTCCCTCAACATGCAGAGCTTATTCAAACAGTAGGTCGCTATGGCGGCTCATGGTGGCAAGAAGCAGGTGTTATGGATGGTGGAGAAAGTACAGGTCTAAAAAATGCTTGGCTTGATGCTCGTTCATACACAATCAGTGAACAGTATTGGTATAACCCAACTTCCAAAGAAATCAATGTTGCAGAGGTTTGGTATCGACGTTGGGTGCGTGTACCAGTTTTAAAATTCTCCGATGGTCGTGTAGTTGAATATGATTCTTCAAATATGAATCACGACATTGCCATTTTTCAAGGATTGGCACGCGTTGAACTTGCAAATATATCAAAGGTAAGGCGTTCGTATTGGTTAGGACCTCATTTGCTATTTGATGGACCAACTCCATATTCACATCATTATTTCCCTTATGTACCTTTCTGGGGTGCTCGTGAGGACAATACCAATATTCCTTATGGCTTTGTACGCCGAATGAAGTTCAGCCAAGACAGTATAAACTCAGGCATTTCTAAATTACGTTGGGGGATGAGCGTTACACGAGTTGAACGTACCAAAGGTGCAGTTGATATGACAGATGAGCAGCTTCGTCGCCAAGTTGCGCGTCCGGATGCTGATATAGTATTAAATGCAAACCATATGGCTAAACAAGGGTCACGTTTTGAAGTGAAGCGTGACTTTGAATTATCACAACAACATTTTCAATTGATTAATGATAACCGTGCAGCAATTGAACGAGTCAGTAATATTACGAGTGGTTTTCAAGGTAAAAAGGGTAATGCGACTTCGGGTAAACAAGAGCAGCTGCAGATCGAGCAATCCAATCAGACCCTAATGAAGATCATGGATAATTTTAGAGAAGCCAGAACATTGATAGGTGAAATGCTTCTTTCAATGATTGTTGAAGATATGGGAACACGCGAGCAAACTGTGATTATTGAAGGTGATGCGATTCGTGAAGATCGTACTGTCGTAATCAACAAACCCGAAGTTGATGAAATGGGTTATCCATATGTATCTAATGATGTGCAACGTATTCGCTTGAAAGTAGTACTTGATGATGTACCAAGTTCTACAACATTCCGAGAACAACAACTAAATGCATTATCTGAGATTACCAAGTCATTATCTGCTGAAATTCAAACAGCTGTATTGCCATATGTAATGGCTTTAACAGATATTCCATTTAAGAAAGATATTATTGAATCGATTCGCCAAGCTACTCAGGCACAGACACCTGAACAAATCGAACAACGTATTCAAGAAGCTGTTAAACAGGCATTGGCTCAAGCTGGCAATGATATTAAATTACGTGAACTTGAGCTTAAAGAAAAAGAAATGGTCAGTCGCATTAGAAATACTGATGCTAAAACTGTTCAAACTGGTGTTCAATCATCATATAGCGCTATGCAAAGTGCAGCACAAGTTGCACAGATGCCACAGATTGCGCCTATTGCTGATGTAATTATGCAATCTGCAGGGTATCAAAGTCCTAATCCAATGGGTGATGACCCTAATTACCCAACCGCAGAACAAACAGCAGCACGTGATTTACGGTCACCATACATAGAAGGTAAAGGTGCACAGTTAGGAAGTGAAGGATTGGCAGAGGTACAACAAAATACCAGTCCAATGAGTCCACCAGTACCGCAAGAAGGAAGTTCACCAATGCAGGGAATAGAAACAGTTCGTACAAGTGATAATTTAGCATAATATAATCAATAAATTGAGTTACTATATATCTGTGAAATGGAAAGAAAGGACTAAAAAAATGAGTAATGATCTTGATCAATTTATCAAAAATTTTAGGGCTGTTGCTCAGAATATTTCTGATCTTCTTCAAAGAGATGAAGTTAAGTTACTTGCAAGTAAACTAATGTCTGGTCTCCATCAATTTGGTGAAATCATTCAAAAATTTTACTCATATAGTCAAGATCAAAAAAAGATGTATATTGAAATGAGTCAGTATGGGTGGTTTCCTTCTTATTTAACTTTTAAGACACCTGCTTATGAAGGAGAAACAGTCGATAGTTATATGGAAAGATGTTTAATAGATAATCTTGATGATGTTAAACTATTAATTATTGAATCTTATCCACATAGAAAGCATATATTTGATGAAGCATTCAAGTTGTTTGATGAAGAAAGATACATTGCAGCTATCCCTTTATTTTTAAGTCAATTGGATGGTTTGAGTGTTGAATATGGATTATCTCCATTTTTCACAAACACTAAAAACAGCGTGTCTAAACCTGAAATAAAAGGATTAAGTATTGAAGAAAAAATAAAACTTGATAAATTTCCAATATATTTAAAAAAAGCACTAGAAAACAAACTATTAGGTGAAAATCAGGAATTAATTTCATACTATCAAGAAGTCATTGCGAATGCTAGTAACTCATTCATTGGTGAAAATACTAAAAATCTTGATATGAATAATTCGATTAATAAATTAAATAGGCATGGCATATTACATGGGCATATAGAATTTTTAGAATATGCTGATAAAAGGAATTGTTTAAAAGTAATTTCATTAATATTATTTGTCGATCACATATTATCGCTTATTGAGAATAAAGATAATCACACAGAATTAGATTCTGTACCTACAGAAGCAGAGGTGCAAAATGTATAAAACAGAAATTATAAGCAAGTTTGGCGGTATCAATAAGTTAAATGATGCGATTAAAACAAAGGCACTTTGTGATGTTTATTGTTGGGAAGATGGCAAGTGGTACTCGCAAGGATACTTTGACGATATTGCTGGTAAAAATCGCACAGGTGAAACATTACTGGACTTGATGACAGGAGTTCCACTTGATGCCACTCATTTTGCTGGTCCACTTTTCATTAAACAAAATGAAAAAGGGAATGTTTATGAGTGGGTGCCAAAGCTAAAAAAATGGCTGTACGTTGGATGGCATCCAAAAGCAAATATTAAACCACTCAATTGAGTGGTTTTTTATTACCCCCCTGTAAGGCTAACGCCACTCTACTTAAATCCCTGAAACTTTCCTCATGTTGAGCAATCAGCAGCTAAACGCTAGAAAACTCTAGCCATTCGACCTTGGCGGCTACAGCGATAAGTAGTAGGAAAGACATGGATATTACAGAGCAACAACAACAGTTGATTGAAGATAATGGTGGGAAACTTCCCCCTGAACTTGCAGCGCAGCTTTTAGAGCAGGCGTTAGATGGCGATACCGCAAATGCGGAAAATGGTAGTCAGCCAGCAACTACCCAAGAACAGGAACAAGCCAATACACCAAAAACTGAACCTACAGCACAACAGGAACCTGATGAAAGTCAGTTGAATGATGAAAATGCGGTGGTTCTTGCAAAAGATGGTAAGCACACGATTCCATTTGAACGCCTTGCTAATGCACGGAAAGGTGAACAGGAATGGAAGCAAAAGTATGAAGATGCACAATCTGAACTTGCGAAACTTCAAACTGATGCACAACAACGTATTGATAATGGTGAAAATCCTACAACCCAAGATAACCAAGTAGCTATAGCTCAGAAAGCCATAGATGAAGGTGTAGATCCTGCAATCTTTGGTGATTTCAGTGAAAAAGCTTTAGCGGAAGGTATTCAAAAAGTCGTAGATATGCGTGTTTCTGCGATGGTAGATCAACGTCTCAAAGAGGCATTGGCTCCATTTCAACAGCAACAGGCTTTAAGTGCTGAACAAGCACATTTCACTGAAATCTTCACGGCACACCCTGACGCTGAATCTATCGTTGAATCAAAAGAATTTAATGATTGGTTGAGTGCTCAACCAGGTATTACGCAAAGTGCTTATCAATCAGTCTTAAATGGCGGTACGGCTTCACAAGTCGTCGAACTTTTAGGATTGTACAAAACTGCAAATCAATCAACTGAACAAGCTGCAAAACCCGATGCGGTTAAAGCAGCAGCGCAAGAAGCTGTAAAAAACGCTCAAACACAAGTACCACATAGCCTTTCAGATTTGCCCGCTGGTTCGCCTGCTGGTGTTTCTCGTGATGAACGCATTGCCAATATGACACCTGCGCAAATGATCGAAGAAATGTCGGATTGGACTCCAGAACAGCGTGAGCAATATCTGAATCGTCGTGTGTAATTTAAATTGTGGAGAGTCGACATGACGAATAAAACCAATGCTGCTTATGGCGATAAAACAAATATGGTGACACAAGCCGTTGGCTTGTTCGCTACTCATATGCAACGTAACAGCACCATCAATTTATTGGCAGGAAAAATGCCAAAGGGTGAAGCTGGTGCTGATGCAACTTTGCGTAAACAAACTACTCAACATATGCCAATTGTTCGAGTCCAAGACTTAGGTAAAGGTCGAGGTGATGAAGTAACTTTTCATTTACTTAATCCTGTTGGTGCATATCCAATTATGGGTAGTGCTCATGCCGAAGGTCGTGGTGTGGGAATGTCCTTGAATGAAGATCGATTACGTGTAAACCAAGCGCGTTTCCCAGTGGATCTAGGTAATGTGATGTCACAAATCCGAAGTCCTGCAGATTTACGTAAACTTGGTCGTCCAGTCGCTCAAAGTTTGATGGATCGTTATTGTGATCAAGCTACTTTGGTTCATATGGCTGGTGCACGTGGTTTCCATGACAATATCGAGTGGGCTGTTCCAACAGATAGTCATCCTGATTTTAAAGAAATCATGGTTAACCGTGTTAAAGCTCCTACTAAAAACCGCCATTTCCTTGTTGATGGTTCAGGCGTTCAGCTATTTAAACAAACTTCTGATGAAGTGCAAATTGAAACTGGTGATCTATTTACGATGGATGCTGTGGATTCAATGAAATCTGTTTTAGATACGATTGCTTTACCACCACCAATTTGTAAATTTGAAGGCGATTCAAATGCTGATGATTCACCAATTCGTGTGTGGTTGGTTTCACCAGATCAATACAACAAATTTGCATCACAACCTGGTTTTAGAACATTCCAATCTGCTGCATGGGCACGGGCAAGCCAAGCAAAACAACATCCATTGTTTACTGGTGATGTTGGCTTGTGGAACAACTTTATTATCCGCAAAATGCCACGCCCTATTCGCTTCTATGCAGGTGACACAATTAAATACTGTGCTGCGTATGATTCAGAGGTTGAATCTAGTGCAATTGTTCCAGCAAGTTTTGGCGAAAAGTTTGCTGTTGACCGTTCAATCATCTTAGGTGGACAGGCATTAGCTGAAGCAATGGCTTCATCTGAACATTCAGGCGCACCATTCTTCTGGTCTGAAAAAGATTTAGATCATGGCGATAAGTGGGAACTTCTTATTGGTGCAGTTCGTGGTGTATCTAAAATTCGCTTTGATGTGAACACAGGTGAGCGTCAAGAATTCACAGACTATGGTGTAACCGTAGTTGATACAGCCGTTCCGATCTTTGGTCGTGGCTTGTAAATGTAAACAGGGTATGTCCAGTCAGGGCATACCTTTTAATATTTGATTTATTGGAGTTTGCAGTTATGGCAACGATTAAACGCAAGACAGCACGTACTCGCCAATTTGGTGGGTTTAGTCCATTTGGTAATACTACCAGTTTGGTTTATTCACTTTTAACAAACTCTACAGGTGCAGTGATTGATTCCGATTCTACAGCAGCAATCGCTGTAGGAGATGTAATTGATTTGGGTGAGTTACCCGAAGGCATGCAACTTGAAGATGCTCAAATCATTGTTTCAGCAGGCATGACTGAAGCTATTAAAGGTAATTTAGGGTTTACATACACTGGAAGTGATTCAGTTGATGTACCTCAAGATGCATCTTATTTCATAAAAGATGGTGACTTGGAAACAGTAGGTCGAGTTCGCGCAAATGGTTCAAAGTTAATCACTTTGCCAAAGCCAGCACGTTTAATTTTAACGGTATCGGGTGCAGCAAATGCAAAAGCATCTGAAATTCAGATCATTGTAACGGGCGAATTGAAAGGTCCTCGTTAATTTCAATCTGAGTTAAACCTTTGGCGGTGTGAGTGGTTTAACTTACATCGCCTTTTTTTAAGATAAAAGATAAGGAAAATGAGATGAAAACTTTAGCAATTGCAATGATTTGTCACTCAATTTATGCTGCATATTGCCAGTCTTTGGGTGATGACAGTCAAGTCGCATGGGATGAAACACCTGAAACTCATAAGCAAAGTTTGATTGCTGGTGTAGAAATGCATTTAGCAAATCCACAAGCCACACCTGAACAATCACATGAAAGTTGGTATCAGCAAAAAGAAGCAGAAGGCTGGACCTATGGTGAGTTTAAGGATTTAGAGAAAAAGGAACATCCATGTTTCTTACCCTATGAAGAATTACCACTTGAACAAAAGGCAAAAGATTATTTGTTCCGGGCTACTGTTCACTTAATGAAAGATCTTCCTGATGTAGAGGAATATTTAGCATTGGCAGATGAAGTTAAAAATTTACGTGAAAAAGTTCAAAAGACTGCAGTTATTTCACCTGTAGCCATACCAACAGCAACACCATTGGGTGCAAGTGGTATTGCAATTCAATATGTAGGACGTAAAGACCAATATATCGATCGTCTTTATGGCTCAAATCTTGTATTCGGTCCACAGCAAATACGTATAGTCCCATCTAACCTTGCAAGTAATCTGCTCAAACATCCAGAGTTTAAGCGTGTTGAATTACAAGAAAACGAGGATAAGGGATTTGGTAGTCAGCAAAGTGATGACACATTATTAATTTTAGATGAATCTAAAAAGCAGCAAGATAAGGCGAATGAGCTTGAAAATTTGATTGTTGAAGAAATTGATACAATTAATCGGATTACGGATAAAAAAAGCTTAATTGATTACGCCAAAAATAAATATGAGCAAGATTTAAAACTTAGTAGTAGTGTTAAAACGCTACAGAGCCAAGTTGTTGAATTGATCAAGCAATTCGGAGTGGTCTAATGCAACTCAGTCAATTAATTCAACGCTTTCGTACTTTGGCAAATGACAAGGTTGAGCCTTATTTCAATGATGATGAAAGCGTTATTGATTGGCTTAATGATGCTGTTAATGAAGCATGTATTCGTGGTCGTTTATTACATGAATCCCAAAACAATGATGTTTGTAAGATTAATGTATTGATTGGTTTATCTCGTTATCAGTTACATGAATCATTATACGAATTGACTCAAATCTGGTTCCAGCCAAGTGATGGAACAAAAGGGCAATACTTGACTTTAATGTCAGCTGAATTACTTGATCATTATTATGATGGTGAAAATTGGCGAGTGAAACAGGGTAAACCTGAACACATTGTTCAGGATGATACAGGTGTACGTCTTGTTCCAATTCCTGATGTAGATGGTGAATTACAATTAGAAGGCTATCGTGTGGCATTGTCACCAATGGAAAATGATACCGATATTCCAGAAATTAACAAAATTCACCACGTTCAATTGATTCATTGGGTTCTACACCAAGCGTTTAAGATACCGGATGCAGAATTCTTTGATCCAAATCGATCAGCATTAGCAGAGCAGGAATTTACAGACTACTTCGGTATTCGTCCTGATAGTGATTTGCGACGCATTACTCGTGAGGACATACCGCATAACGTTGTTCCATTCATGCCGTAAAATCAGAATCTCACACCATTAATATTTCCATCTTCATCTAAAGCTCCAAGGTGACTTGTTTCAAACCAATCACCTTGAATACACATAGATAATGGCATCCAAAATGTTAAAGGTTGGACTGCTTTTACTGCTTCATCAATAGTTTTAATATTTTCAGAGTTTTTTAATCTATAAAAGTTAAAATTCCCTAAATCATCTTGAAACCATTCGAGAAGTGATTCTGCAGTATACTCACTTGGGTCTGATTCTAAATCGTGATTCCGATCGATTGAGCCGATAAACATTTTAAAAAGTTCTTCGTATAGAACAATGCAAAGATCATGTAATTCATCAAAATTCTGAGTCATATCTGTATCTTGGACGTCACTACAGTCATATTGAACAATAACTCCTTTTTTATAATTATTGATCATTTCTTGAGAAAAATTGGAGATTTGTGATTTACTCCAATCATTTAATTCTTTTAAGCACTGCTGTACTACTTCATGTTGAACTGGCATACATCTTCCCCGAATTTAAATTAGAAAAAAATTATATAAATATTCATCCCCTGTAAGGCTAACAGCTATATAGGTTTTTTTACATACTATTCTCACTTATTTAATTTAAACATGCACAAGATGGGCAAACGAATTATTGATTTAAAGACAGATGACACGCTCTACATAGGCGATGCCAAAGTTCAATTGATCAAAAAATCTGGGCAATTGGCTCGTATTTGTGTTGAAGCAGATAACCACATTGATATTACACATAAGCGCATGAGTGCTTCTGATTCAGATACGGAGAATCAAGCACATGGCAAACACACTCTATGACAAAGGGCGTCAGCGTTTTTTAGAAGGTCAATTTAATTGGCTCACTGACACAATCAAAGTCTATTTAGTCAGTACAAGCGCTTATACAGTAAACGCTGCTACACATGAGTTTATTTCAGATATTTCAAGTTCAGCACGAATTGCGGGTCCTGTAACTTTAACTGCCAAATCCACAGCAGGTGGGGCAGCAGATGCAGGGGATGCAACATTCACAGCAGTATCAGGCGGTGCAATTGGTGCAATTGTAATCTATGCAGATACAGGGACAGAAGGTACAAGCCCCTTGATTGCATATCTTGATACCGCAACAGGTTTACCCATCACACCGAATGGCGGTGACATCATCGTGACTTGGGACAATGGTGCAAACAAAATTTTCAAACTTTAACAGTGAGTGTTTCGCATGAGTGAATCCATTAAACCTGAACCAATCATCATCCAAATGTCCGGTGTAGAGCCTGAACGTGTCATGAATGGTGCATTAAACCTTATCCATGATTGGGGAAAGCTTTTAGGTCTACCTCCATTTCAGATGTATTGCTCTGAAATCAGCGACAATGACATTTTGTATGTTGAAAATTGGATTGAAGATTTAGTTTTGGCAAAACTTAATGAGCTTGGTGAAGATGCTTTGTTTAATCAGTACTCTGAATGGCATAAGAATAAAGGGTGCTGGAAAAATGAAGATGTTTTTGGAAATATTAAGGTGAATTGATATGACAACATTGAGAATCATTAGAGATGTAAAAATATCAAGTCACAAGCCCGTTCAATATGAGCCAACAAAAAAACTGGTAGAAACTGCTGGTTATGATGCTGAATTTTTGAAAGGTCTTCATCAAGTACAATCATTTCTCAAAGAAGTTGAAACAAAATCAGCTTCGCACTTTCCAAATTTGTTTACACCACTTGATAGTAGTGATCCATTAACATTAAATTTTTATCCAGATAGTCTGACATCTTTTGGTGATATTAATTTAAATATAAATGCTACTGGACCAAATTTAACTTTTGAAGTCCCAATATGGCGAAGATTTTATAAATACGAACCAAGCGATACTCAACCTATCTATATTATGATAGAAGGTGGAACCAAGGGGCTAGGCACAAGTGGATGGGACCGCTCATGTGTACCTTGGTTTAATATATCTTTTGCTTATGATTATTCTGAGATAAACGGATTAATTGGAGTAGTTAAGAAAGTTGGATTTGGTGTTCATCTTGTTTATAACTATACCGTTGCCTCTGTAAATTATCTTTTAGATGCTAAATTTGTATGCCAAATAACTGATGATGTTTTCAATCTGTACTTTCATTCAACGTATTGTCGAGATAATCAACCAATTTTTCTTGGATTAAATAATAGTTATACTTATCCAGTTGGAATTCCAACAGGGATTATTCTAGCCAAAGCTAAAGAATTTATTGTTGGTGAGCCTGAAAAATATGTAGCTGTCGCAATAACTCCTCAGTGTTTTAATTCAAATTATGGTACATCCGCTACAGATCCATATGCAGATTTTGGAAATCTTAGAGATCATGCTTATTTTATATATCCTGAAGCTTGGGAAATAAGAAACTCTCCAACACCATTAGGATGCGCCAATTTAACAGTTAATTCGCCTGGTAGAATGTATGTTTCAAAATTCACTTACTGTACACAAACAGGTTCTATATACGATGTTAATGGACTGGTTTGGCTGACCAATCCTGATCGAAGTAAATTGGATTTTCAAAATACTACAGTTAAAATTTTAAATTCACTTAGAAAAGTTTCAATCTTACCGATGTTAAATCCATTGATTCCTTTAAATAACACAATGGTGTTGTCAGCAAATTCAATCAGAATGGGAGTTATATTAGATGATTCCATTATTGAAGAATGAGTTACTTATCTCGGATGAGAGTATTGAAATTAGATATGATTTAACTTCATTCGGACTATCAATTTACGATCATCATAATATTGATGGTTTACATCCTTTTCTACATTTAATCCAGTCTCAAGGTAATAAGCAAATTTCATCAAATGGATTGATGGGTGTCGTTGCTGATGGTGTTCCAGTGAGTGCCAAAGTTGTTTTAATCCAAGAAATTGATGGATTGTTATTTGAAGTGGGAAGCACTTTAACAGAGGATGGTGCGTGGAATGTAAAGCAACTTAATGATTTCAGAACTATTTGTATAGCTATAAAAGAGGGATATAACTCAGGAACAGTTTCTCAAGTTATTCCAGAGGAATAAATCATGAGTAATTATATTCCTCCTAATGGTCGATTTGTAAGCATAAACTTAGGTAAAAAAAACTATACACCACCAAAGGCAGATAATTTAAGTATAAATTTAACTCCCGATCAGCAAAGTGGCGAGACGCAATATATAGGGGGGGAAGGAACAGGTTGGGATAGTTTTGTAGCTGGACAATCTAAAGTAAGGTTACAGTTTCGTCATATCCAAAATGTTGGTGGATTTGAATCAAATTCAATTGGTCGTCCATTAATTTACCTTTATTCAAGGTATATTTTTAGTCAAGGATTTAAATCTGAATCAATTGGTTCGCCATCAATAATCAACCGAAATCGTTATTATTATTTTAGTGGTACTGATTTTTTAAAATTTGGTGCACCAAGCTTTCAGAATCTTAAAAGATTCCTTCCACCAATCGGTTTAAATGCAGGGCTTTATGGTAATCATAAGGTTCAAAGTCTTAGAGCATATATCAATCATTATGGTTCAAATTTCATAAAGTTTGGTGATGCACGAATAAGCTATAAAGAACAATTTGCTACGAATGCCGGTGGTATAAACGGATTACAAATGGGCAATCATTTGGTTGCTTATTCATTGCGCTATATCGAAATGAATAGCAATAATATGGAGTTATTTGGGCGAGCTTGGATTTCATTTTCACCAAGATATATTGAGCCACGCGGTATCTATGAACAATATCCATCAAATCATTTAGTTAGTCCTAAAATTACTATCTATCCAGAAGGTCTTAATGCCACACTTTTTGGAACAAGAATTATTCCTGAAATTCAACGTGTTTATTGCCAAGGTTTAGAAACGATCTACGGTAATGCCGAGGTTAAAAATTACAAACAATTTATCAGTCCAAAGGGCTTCTTAGGGTTCGGTGAAAATGTATTGCAACAATGGGGACATTACAAAGTATGGAATAGAACACAATACATTGTTCAAAAACATGCATCTGATGATGGTTTAAATCCTCCAACACCATCAAAATTAGCTACAGTTTTGAATCGAAATCGTACATTACAGATGTTTGGTTTATTGCACCAGCGGTTTGGGTATCAGCAGGTAGAAAATGGCGCAAGAGCCTTATTACCATTAGGCATTCAATCACTGACTGAAAGTGAAAAGACCAAAACATTTATTGCATTTAGAATCAGAAAATTACCAATTCCATCAATAGAACCCATTCAAATTTCAGCGTGGACCAATGTTCGTTTAGGTGCAAAGTTATTAAAACCATCGGGAATTTTAGCTTCAAGATTTGGTACGGCATATGTAGAAAATACCCGACGTAATTTTAGATTTATTGGCTTAGGCGTTCAATCAATCTACGGAAACGCAATGGTAAGTGATGCCATTCGTACTTTGGGTTTTGAGCAGCGTTTTACTATTGCTCCGCCTATCATTTCGTTGCCCGAAGTGAAATATGGTCGTCGCTTTGTCGAGTTTTCTGCTACTGATACCATGAGTAAATATGGTCGAGCTGAAGTTGTAAGCCGATTTAATAAAATTTTTCCGAAATACGAGCTCAAGAATTTAGTTGGTGAACCCATTGTTAGAAATGTGACTCCTGAATTACGCCATCGAGGTTTAGATTTATCAGAATATGGAAACACATATATTGGTTTATATACGCGTTATATCAATGCACAAAGTATAAGCATTTTAAACTTTGGTAATCACACAATAGCAGATAGAAAACAATCGATTATTGTGTATGGCATATCAAGTCCTGATATTTCTAAATTCCACAAATTAGAGAGAATCGGAGCAGGAAAATATATCACTCAACTGATCGACTTTGATAAGAATGGTATTGCAACTGAAAATTTTGAAACTGACCCAAAAAAATGGCATGTTATTCATCAAAACGTGATTCGTCCTGATTCTGATAAAGAGATGACGCTTTTTGGTGTCGCAGATGTACATGCAAATTCGATACGTGTTGAACCGGGTTATTGGGAACGGTTATTTGGCGTTGCAACTATATCTCATAAAAATCGAAGCATTAACGTTGCTGCATGGACTGAAAAATTAGATTTAGGTGCACCGCGAATTTCACCACATACCATTTTTGCAGTTAAAGAAGCACCAGAACAAGCAATAAATAATCATGTAAAGCCTGAACTAGAGCTTCATTATGTTGATGGTTATCGTCGGGAACCAGGTGCGATTTTTGGTACTGCAGATGTATCACATTTTCATCGAAAAATTGTAGTTGGTGGAGGAGTTTTAACACTATTTGGAAGTGCCGAACTCCGGCAAACACTTTTTATTATCAAACCAAAAGGGTTTAATAGCCTTAAATTCGGAATCATTGCACCAATAGGTAATCAAACCATTAGTTTTAGACGATCATTGGACATGAGTAGTTTTGGTCTAAACTCAATACAACATATAGAACCATATAATAAAAATATAAAGCCTAGTGGTTTTGAATCACTTAAATTCAGTAAAAATGAAATTCAACTATTCCATCGCAATGTTTTTATGACTGGATTAGATTCACAATCCATGGGAACACTTAAACAAGATGATACACCGTACATGTGGCAAGGTTTAAGAATTGGACCCCACATTCCAACTGATATTGGATGTGGTCTACAAACTGCCTATGGCAAAGCATGGATTTCTAACAGAGTGAGGGAATTGAAACCTATAGGTTTAGATTATGCATTGGTCAATGTTTATGATTATGGAAACTTTGATCAACGTATGCGTGTAACGATACGCAAAGATGAACAAGTCATACCTCCTCAACGAATTTATATGAGTGGATTTGATGGTCTTCAAATTGCTGCATCAGACATTAAAAATCATGTGTATTTTATACGTCCAGATGGAAATTCAGACCAATACCGCAAAGGGGCATTTTAATGAAATTATTTCCTATTGCTGGAATAGACAACGTATCAAATGAAGATGCATTACAAATTGGGGGAGATAATCCTCGATTGTTTGTAAAGGACGCAATTAATGTAGATATTTCTGAAACAGGGCGTATAAGTTTAAGAAAATCTGAACGCTTAATGACCAACAAAAACTATAAAAATATTTGGCAAAGCCCATTACATAAAGATGTGTTTGCAACTTTAGATCGGCAGCTTGTGAAGCTGAATACTTCAGATTGGTCGTTTGATGTATTGCTCAATCAGATCAATCCTGAATACATTTGTTATGAAGTTTTGAATAATCAAATTTTAATTTCGACCTTAACTGAAATATATGTTTTTAATGGGATTAAAATTGAACCATTGGCTATCGAGAATCCAGCCAGTCCATTGTTAGAAAGCCGAATTGAAGGTGGAAAATTAGGGACTGGTGATTATGTAGTGGCGATTTCATACTCTCGTAATGGTAAAGAATCGGGATTATCGCAACATGTACAAAGCCATATTGATATTTTAGGAAAAGGGGACGTACTGCAAGGAAGCCTTATTGTACAGTTACCTTATTGTCTTGATGCATCAATTACAACAGTGAATGTTTATTGTTCAACTCGTAATGGTTCAGAACTGCGTAAATACGGTTCTTATCCAATTACTACCACACAGGTCATCATTGACCGAGATGATCACTTAGGGCGCGCAAACCAATTTATCACAATGTCAGCCATGCCCGGTGGTAAGTTTATGAAATATTGGCAAGGTCGTTTACTGACTGCAGATAAAAATATATTACGTTTTTCACAAGCAATGGCTTATCACTTACATGATGAACGTCATGATTTTATTATGTTACCTCAGCGTATCAGTTTTATTCAGCCTGTTGATGGGGGTATATGGATAGGACAAGTGGACCATGTTGTTTTTTTAAGTGGTCCAGAACCAAAAGAGATGACATTTATTAAAAAAACCGCGCATTCGCCAATCCCTTTTTCAGCTATTGAGGCAGACAGTAATTTAATTGGGAGCGAAATATCTCAGGGTGGAGGTAAGACTGCACTGTGGCTATCTGAAAACGGTTATGTAATTGGAACAAATTCAGGTGAAATTATTGAATTGCATAGCGCTAAACTCCAAGGTATTTCAGCAAAAGTGGGTAGGTCTGTAAGTCTAGGGAGACGGCTCATAACTCTTGTAAGTTAATGGAAATTAAACTTTCAACGAGTTCAATCATGGAAAATGTGAATAGCGATTTAAACTCCATCGGTGAGTATTATGACCGTGTAAATGGTGGGGAATGGCAACGAATTCCAAACCTTAACCCTACTGAAGGCATTGCACATATTTTAAATGTTTCAATGGGTACAAAAGCCAAACCTGCTGGGTATTACATTGCACTCTTTTCAGGTAATGCTGCACCTGCTGCGAATTGGACAGCTGCTAACTTTGCCTCAGTTGCATCTGAAATTGTCAGTATGACAGAAGGGTATACAAGTGCCACACGTCCTGAGTGGAAACCAAAAGATACGACTGCAAACGCCATTGATAACTTTGAAACAGTTGCTTCTGTGACGATTGCGACCTCATCACAACTCAATGTTACAGGCGCAGCCATTTTAACCAGTAGTGTAAAAGGTGGTACTTCTGGTTCATTAATTTCTGCAACTAAATATCCTGTGGCACGCACTTTCCAAAATGGTGACGTCTACGAAATTGGTTATCGAATTACTATTCAGAGTGCATAATGATAGAGCCACGTCCTTATGGGTTGGCTGTATATGGGGGCGATCTAACAAATGAAGATCGCCTTTTTATTGATGCCTACACCAAGAAAGTCACCAATATAAAACAAGTTTCGAATCTCGAATCTATTCGATATACACGCACGTTACCCGATGGTGGATATGTTGTTATACAAGATATGGGTGGTGTATTTCGAGCAATTGCATTTAAAGATCAACTGGAAAAGCAGCCTGAATTTGATGGTTTTGCATCAACAAAAATTCCTATGTTTTTCTCAGGTGTGATTACGAAGTCAATTTTATTCGGTGGTGAAGGACTTGAAATGTCTTTAACCGATATGGCTTGCAGACGTATTGGTAACTATGGTGATACAACTATTGGAAAGAATCAGAAGCTACAACGATTAAGATGCAAGTACACAGAGCTTTTTAAAGTTATGTTCGTGCCTGAATTTGCACAATCATTACCCGAAGAACGATTGCTTTACACCCAATATCACGCATTAAGACCAACTTGGTATAGTGGTGCGATGAGTGAAGTTGTTCAAATTGTAGGTGGTTTTGGTCGCCAAAAGTTAGAAGAATTGCCCGATGATATTGTCGAACGTGCTGAATTAAAACTTCCTGAAAAATATAGAAAAAAAATAGAAACTGAACTGAAAGGGGTTCGATTACCTGGTTATTCTGGTCTGCCTGATGAAGAAGGTCGTATATTGTATGATCCACGTTTCCATAACACCAATTTAATCAGTTTTGATCAAGAAAATTATCCATGGTTGATACAAGTCAGTCCGAGTGGTGTATGGGCAATGCCTTTACCGATCATTCCTGCAACGCGAACAGAAGCCTTCAGAGAATTCATTGAAGAAGTAGACGATAATGAAATCATTAAAATTTTAGATCGATTCAAGGGCATTCCAAGTGGTGAAACATTCCCTCAAGCTGGTGAATTTCAACGTTGGGAACGCGCTGGGGTAATCAGTAAAATCGGTGATGCATCTGCTTTCTATCAGCATTCCGCATATTCTACTGTTTGTGGATGGTCATGTAATTCTGATGGTACTGAAGCAGTTAACACATGCTATGACTACACGGACAGCGGATATTGTGAAGGGTATACATTTCAGCTTAGTCTGAATATGAGTGCTGTGAAACAACAGGGATGGCTATCAGAAAAAAATACCAATCAATTGGATGATTTACAAAATACACAAGTCTCAATTTACCTTTCAAAACTATTTGATTTGATGAAGGATAATCCTAAAGACTCTAAATTTATTGCAATTAAATATAAATTAAGACGGGTAGATATTAATCAAATTTTAGATCGAGCTCACATCACGCCAAATCAAGGAGAAATTGATTATTGGGATAATTTAGTCCTTGAGCCGCTTGGTCATCATACCGGGCGAATATCATTAATGAATCATGGATTGCTGTGCAATGGTACAAGAATCAAAATACCTGAAGCTATGCTATTTCAAGGCTGTATATCATTAAATTTTACACCACGTGACCCTGATATAACTTCTTTCCCTAAATTGGATACCATTGTTTTTGCTTATTACGTTGAGGATTCACTCAAGGTGATCAAAAACTTTAACGATGAGCATAAATATATACAAGATGTGGAGGGAAATTTTGAAGAAGGAATGACAGTAGGTAGCTGGGAACAGACCGAGACAACGGGTAATACTGGTCTGTTTGGTGAATTTTACTCAACAGATTTTGATGATCGTAAAGAATTTGCCCCAATCACAAAAATTACAAAGATTGTCGGGATGGATAAAGGTTATGGGCAGCCTTTGGCAATTTATCACTTTTACTTTTGGACGGATGGATATTTAAGACGTTCAAGATATTTTACCCATAAAACCAATATACATATTTCTACAGGTGAATGGCTTCAAAATGCATTTTTAGTGCCTTATTTCAACCGAAACATGGCGATCTATACCAAAAGAAATGGATTCACTGGTGAGAGATATGAAGAACATTACAGAATGCATGAAGTAGTAGATCCTAATAGATATTTGATGTGGACCTATGATTGGACGTGGCACAGTTTTGATAATGGATTAAAAAAAACAGGAAAACCATTCCCTGTAGATAGTGTGCCTGTTTGGGCAGAAGAGCATGTCAAAGACACACCCAATGAATATTCATATTTCGCAGATGAAGGACAATGGATACATGGATTACCTGCTGATGTAACTCATTTGGTTAATCCGCCAACTGGCGGCATTACATTAATTGAGTATGGTGGAACTCCACCGACCGTAGAAGAATATTCAGAAATTGAAGAAAAGGGTGGATCAAGTGAAAATCAAATACATTGTTCGATATTTGATAGACCAACTTTATTGAATAAAAAAGAACATAATGATTGGTTTTATACCATTTCCCCTGACAGTTATAACAATGTCTTTTACGAAGATGGCTGTAAGGTTGTATTTGGAAATGTTTCTTATGCGAATATCTCTATAAAGAATGAACATGGTCAGCGGTACCGATTTGGATATTCCAAACTCGCAGATCATCAATCAGCACATCACTTTATAGGGGTAATCAATGAGTAGTTATCGTGATGATTATTTGGATATTGCCTATATCAGTGATCAAACTTGGATGAAAACGCAAAGTAATGCTGAGTCGTTTTTCAACATAACAAGTGACATAAAGCACATCATTCGGGTTTTTCATTCTGATGATTTGATTATTAACAATTCGATACGTGATCATTCATTTATCGGAAGTTTTGATGAACTGATTATTCAAGATAGCATTGTCGATAAGAACAAGGCTTTGTATCGATTTAATGATGATCTAATGATCAGCGATTCAATCAAAAGTCAGTTAATTCGAATCGATTTAATAGAAGATCGACTTACTATTGATTCGGAAATTTTAGAAAAAAATAAATCATTGATTGTTGATCAATTAGTAATTTTAGATCAAATACAATCACGCAAGTTCTCATATCAATACATTACTGAAAATTCTATTTTAAAAGAGTTCTTTAATGCAAGATTGAGAGCAAGACTATTTAATAATGATGATCTTGAAATATATTCAAATGTTAAAGAAAAAATTGTATCAAAAACAATTGATTATCTTAGCATTTCAAATGAATGGGCAACCAAAAAAATCCATCGTGATTTATTGGATGATCAGCTTAAAATCACATCAAATCAATTTAAGAAAGTAATTGATAATTTTGAAGATTTGATAAGTTTTAACGAAATTTATTCAGATCGTTTTATTGCTAAAGATGCTTTGAATGATCAGTTAAATATTTCTGATGAATTTACTTCACCCAAACCAACTTACTCTCATAGTGAAAGTATTTCCGTAATTTCTTCTGAAATTTATGATCATTTAAATGCAAAACAATGGATTTTTGATACTGCATTTATTGAAGATGAAGTTCAGAAAAATAATGCTGATGGTGGGGCGTGGACAGCGAATGCAGACAATTGGGCAATGAGCCGTTATGAAGGATACAACTTTACAGAAATCTGTGTAATCGACGGAAAATTGTATGGTGTGAATGAATCAGGTGTATATGTTTTAGATGCCAACACTCACATTCAAGCCAAAATTAAAACAGGAAAGCTGGATTTAGGAAATGGAAATCTCGTTCATCCAGTAGGGGCTTATCTGGAATATGAGTTGTCAGGGATTTCAAAAAATATTGAGATTGGAGTGAAAACAACTCAATCCGGTAATGAACAAGTTTTCTTTTATAAACTCCCCCAAGAACAATCCAATCATTTAACGAATGGTCGAGTGTTATTTGGACGGGGGCTACGAGGTCGCCATTTCTCAGTTGAAATTAAAGTAAATGGTGATCATGGTTATATCAATGACATCAATATTGATATAGCTGCAACTAAACGGAGAGTTTAAAATGACTGTTACAGTTCCGCAGATTGATATTGTGACACAAGAAGTCACTTCTAAACTTGATTATTTTGAAAATAAAATCAATGGTTACGCCAATGATGTTTCAAAAGCTTTAGATAACATTACTGGAATTACGGTACCGAATGTTAATCCACCCTCTAATCTCGCCAAGCCAGATGAAGCAGGTTTTGAACCTCTTTCGGGTTTAAAAGTACCAGATTTAAATATTGATATACCAAAACCGCCAGTTATTGATATTAATATTCAATCACCAAAAGAAATGGTTAGTCCTGAATTTAAGGGATTGGATATAACAATTCCTGATACTCCTATTTTAAGTGAAGATTTATCAACACCAAACTTTCTAGATCCTTCTTTAATTCCTGAATTTGATATAACTGTGAATGTACCAACTGCACCAACATTCAATATTCAAAACTTTGATAAGGGTGAAGCACCTGCAAAGATAAATTTATCTGATCTTTTAAAGGATTTAGATTTAAGTGATTTAGATTTACCTAAAACTCCTGAAGCTCCAATATTAAATTTACCAGATATGCCTAGTTTGGCGATTGTTGAAGCCCCGAGCAAACCCAACATTGTGGATGATGTTGAAATACCTGATGCTCCAACGATTGTTTTACCTGAAATGGATGTTATTGAGAATATTGTATTACCTACTTTTGAATACAATGAAATACCAGTATTTGAAGGGGAAGCACCAAAACTTAATGTTGCTATTCCAGAAATCGACAGCATTATTGCCAACGCCAATACAGTAATCGCTCAAGATTATTATGCCCATAATCCAGATAATACAATTCAACCCTTAGTTTTAGAAATACGTTCTTGGTTAAATGGTAATAATGCTGGATTAGGCTTACCCAAGGCAGTTGAAGAAGCTTTATTTAATCGTGCACGTGAACGAGATAGCGCTGAAACTGAACGAGCAATACAAGAAGTTACTGATCAGTGGGCGAGTCGTGGTTTTTCGATGCCACAGGGAGCACTGCAAAAACAGATATCGGCGATTCGTGATCAAGCAAAATTGAGACTGTCAGATTTAAATAGAGATATTTTAATTCAGTCATTTGATAAGCAGCTTGAGCATATTCGTTTCTTGACTGAACAAGGCATGGCACTTGAAAAAATGAAGCAAGACATGTGGCTTGCTTTTGTTTCAAACACTATGGAAATGGTTAAAGTTCAAATAGATGGAAAAATTAGTATTTTAAATGCACAAATCAGTGTGTTTAATGCACAAAATTCAGCATTTGAAAGTTTAGTCACGGTTTATAAAACCAAGATTGAAGCAGCTATATCACGTATCACTGCTTATAAAACCATGCTTGACGCTCAATCAGTAGTGAGCCAAATTAATCAACAGAAAGTTGAAATATTCAAAGCTAAAATTGATGCTGTCATGTCCAATGTTGAAATTTATAAATCATTGGTACAAGGTGCTACTGCTCGTGCTGGTTTAATTGCGACTAAATTTGATGCTTATAAGTCAGAGGTTCAAGCTTATTCAGAACAAGTTAATGCAGAGAAAATTAAAGTCGAAGCGTATGATTCTCAAGTAAAAGCAGAAACTTCAAAAGCGACAATGTATGAGTCATTGGCGCGCATGTATGCTGCAACTGTCGAGGGTGTGTCTGCAAAAGCAAATGTTAAATCAAAACAAATTGAACTTAATCTTGAAGCAGCACGTGTAACAATTGCAGAATATCAAGCAAATATTGAAGCTTATAAAGCCGAAATAGATGCAAAGATGGGTGTTATTCAGAGTAATACATCAGCGTTCAATGCCCAAGTTGAATTATTTAAAGCTCAAGCAAATGTTGAATCTACAAGAGTTACCACTCAAGCCAGCGTAATTGATTCAATGTCACGCACGAAGATTTCATTTGCAGACGCACAAGCAAAGTTTGCTGAAATGCGTATGCGTGTAGGTATAGCAAATAGTGAATCTATCAGTAGATTTGCAGATATGCGTACACGAGTGGCAATCGCAGTATCAGATGCCCATTCTCGTTATGCTGATCTTAGTTTACGAACCACAATTGCAAATGCAGATGTATATAACCGTTACATTGAATCTCAATCACGTGTATCAATATCCAATGCAGAAATGCAGGCACGGTATGCAGACATGCAGGGAAGAACAAATATCGCATTTGCAGAAACACATTCACGATATGCAGATATGCTTTTACGTACCCAAATTGCTGATGCTGAAACCAAAGCCCGGTATGCAGATATGAACGTGAGATCAAATATTGCTTATTCAGAAATGCAGCTTAAAGAGTATGAGGCTAAAATGCAGAACGCAATTCAACAGGCACAACTTGCGTTAGAAGCTGCCAAGGCTGTTGGACAATTCTCATCTCAATTGGCATCAGGCGCAATGTCAGCTATGCATGTATCCGCGAGTATCGGTGCGAACGCATCTATAGGTGGCAGCGTGTCTGAGAGTACAAGCACAAGTACGAGTCATAATTACAGTTATTAATTGAGTTTTTTATGAAAAAAATTTTATATGTTCTAAAAGAATATTTAAGTATCATTGTTTTGATTCCAGCCATAATTGGAGGCATGTATCAAATAATAAACATTATTTATAATGTTGGATTTTCATATGTTAGATATTTTTCTGTTGCCCAGGTGATTCCAGATGGAATTCTAATAGGATTATTTATAATCTATATATTAGTAATTGTTGCAATAATTACAGAGTTGTTTAGGGTTTTTAGTATACATATTGATGATATGGGAGGGGTTAAAACAAAATTAACATTTATTGTCTTACTTTTATTTCTTCTAGCCTTATCCTCTTGGCGGTTTATGACATTCAATCCTGAATCAAATGTTAATGCAATATTAGGTGATTTTGGTTGGCTGAATGTAATAATTGTCTGCGTGTATGGAATATCAATGATTGTTATTAATTTAAGTATTACGAATGATTATAAGGTCACAAAAACAATTTACTGGACTACCTTAAGTTTTTACTTGATTTTTTTTGCATACCAATTTGACAGTAAAATTGTGGATTTAAACAATAATATTATTAAGGATGATAGTTTTTATAATCCTAATATTTTAATTAATAAGATGATAAAAAATAAACCTAAAGCTGATATTAAATATCTCTATGCGAATAGGGACTATATTTTCTTTAGCATCAATGAGGATGGTTATAAACAAATTCTTGTTGAGGATGCAAAAAAACTAACCTCATTGGACGATTGTAAAGAAGAGGAAAAATAAAAAGCCCTGTAAGGCTAACAAAAAAATCTATTCATGATTCACCATACATGATATTTATATCGGAATAAGTCTCATGTATGGTATGCAACGACCAAAAAAGAATAGCCAGTCTGAACTTATAGAAGGTAAGGGGAATGGCACCTCAGATAGTATTAAAAAGAATGTTCCAGAAGGCAGTTATATTATGCCTGCAGATAGTACAGCTCAGTTAGGCGCAAGAAATCTCAAAAATTTAGGTAAACCACCTACGACTGAAGTTAATGTATCCAATGGCGAATACCTTGCTGCACCTGAGCAATTACAAGCTATTGGTGGCTTAGTGCTTGATCGTATGAAGAATGCAACTCATGCGCATGTTGATCAACCACAATTGGGTTTTAAACCTGGTCAAAATAAACCAGAATTATTTTTTGCAAATGGCGGTTTAGTACAAAGTCCTTACCCAAGTGCTAATGATATTAGAAAAGCACAACAAATGCGTGATGTTACGCCTGTGAATAGACAATTACCAACAACTGTGACTCCAGCAACCACATCAACGCCTGTTACAAATCCATCACCACCTACAAGTAGTGGTGGTTTCGGTGCAAATGCGAGAAACTTTGTTAATAACAGTAAACTTGCTAAAGGCGTTGGATACTTAGGTGCTGCATCGTCTCTATTTGCCAATGCTGCCACACCAAGTGAACAATATAGAGAACGTTTTGGAATAGGAGATCAATCTCCTGAAGAATTAGGAACCTTTAAGGGTTTTGCCAAAGACTTTGGTGTACGTGCATTGGGGTACGCTTCTGACTTAGGAAATGCAATGACCTTCGGGCAGGCTGGGCGTTTTTATGCGGATAAACAACGTATAGCGAATGAGGCAAAAACAAGTCAGCAAGAATATAATGCACAACAAAATAATCCTAATACCGTTGTGTATAATCCATTTCCAAATAATGCAATTGTTTCAAAACCAGCTACTACGCCACAATCTCAATCAGCAGCTGTAACTCAAGTACCAAACGAAACAAAAAATACCAATCCTTATGCTATTCAACAGCAAGGCAATAGTTTTAGTTATGCAAATCCGCGCGCAGCTTCACAGGCACGAGCAGATGGTATAAGAGAGGGAGACAGCTTAGGTTTTAATGTTAAACCTGCTAACGATCCTAAAGGTGTGGCAAATTTCATGAATAATACACGTGAAATGGGTCCTACAGACCAACAAATACAAAGTGCAATTGCACAGAGAGAAATGAATTTAGGCATGCAAGGTTATGGTAGAAGTCCTGCTGCACCTCAACGAAATGAAGCGCAAGAAGCTGAAAGACAATCCATAATTCAAGCTGCAAGTACACCTATTTCAGGTGCAAGAGGTTTAACAGCAAATCAATTAAGAACCTTATCAGACTTACAGCAGGGTGAGGATAACAGAGCAAGTCAACGATACAGTATCGACGCTAATAATGCAGCTGCTTTACAACGTGAAGCGATGGGGCAAGCTGGACAAAATTATCGAACAGAGTTAGGCGAGCAAGGTACGAATAACCGATTTAATGCTAACCTAGGTTTTGATGCTCAAAAATTCAAAGCTACCAATGATTTAGATAATCGAGAATTTAATCTTAATGCAACTGAAAAAGGTTTTGGCATTCGTAACTCAGCACGATTAGAGAAATTGTACGAGCAATATGATTCTGCGAAATCAGATGAAGATCGTAAATCCATACAAGAAAAAATTAACCGTTATACGGGTAATAAAGCAGATACAGGTAAAGATCGCTATATGACTGTGGGTGGAGGTCAACAATGGGATGACAAAGCTGGAGGAACACTCACTCAACCGCAACGTTTGTTTGATACTCAGACACGGCAATTTGTTGATACGCCACAGGGGACTCCTCCACAACGAGCGGTGGGTACAATTTCAAAGGTAGGTGATAAGACTGCTGTTTGGGATGGTGAAAATTGGGTTCAGCAGTAAATATAAAGCCATTTTAACGATGGTTTCAGTCTATATAGGCAACTTAAGTTGATATATTATTGATATTAAGATGCCTTTATAAAAAAATTAAACGAAAATTACGATGAAGATACAGATATTATTTTAATTGGGTAATTTTATGGGTAATATATACTTTATAAATTGGGTAATCTTGTGAAAAACTATGAGTAAATATGAAAAACTAACAAATCAACCTCTAGTTGTTGTGTTGGCAGAATTCCGTTTCTCAAGCATTCTACAAATGGAAAATTACATTCCTGCATTTCAGAATTTTTTGAGACAAGATTTCCCTCTTTTTTCAACAACAGAACAACAAGAAATGATCATTGAGCAACAAGGTATACGTGTAAATAGCTCAACTGGATGGGTGTTTTTGTCAAGTAATAAAAAACGGGCAATAATTCTTGATAGAAGTCGATTGGTTATTCTCAGTAGTGAGTATGAACGTTTTCCTAATTTTTGGAATGATTGTAAAAAAGCTCTCGATTTCTTAATTCAGGAAGTTAAGCCAACACTCCTATTAAGAGTAGGATTACGTTATTCTGATGCTATTATTGGAAAAAATGAAGAAGAGCCTATTGAATCGTATGTTCAATCAGTAGTTTGTGAAGCTGGAAGCATGGATGGCGTAGGAGATCAGGTTCATCGGATTAATGAGACTTCTTATAAAACACAAGCAGGTATTATTGCAATTAGAAGTTTATATGGTGTACTCAATTTACCTGTATGGCAAGATTTAGTTGAGTCTCCAATTACTTTTAATAAGGACACAAACTTTAGTAAAAGAATATTATTAGATTTTGATCATTATTGGCAGCCTGAAGGAGAGACTCAATTATTTGAGTTAGAATTTATTTGTAATAAAATGGAAGAGCTACACTTAATTACTAGGAAAGCTTTCTGGGAAATTACAACTTTTGAAGGTCGGGAGGTTTGGAAATAATGGATATAGCAGCTTTCACCGTATCTACTGTACTGAACATCAGAACATTAAGTGATCATTCAGGTTCAGTTTTTGTTCAACATGTAGTATCAGAGCCTAATCACTATTCAACTGGTAGTATTTCGCCTAATTTTTCTTGGTTGGCTGAACATTCAAGAACTGGCCAAAAATATACAATTCTTAATAAGCAAACAACTATTCTTGAACAAAATCTTGATTTCATTAAATCAACTTTTTCTTTAACAGAAGAAGAACTTGCTAAAAGTATTGGAGTTACAAGGAAAACTTTACTAAATTGGAAAAAGTACGAATCCGAACCAAATAAGGAAAAAACTCAAAAAATGTTTGAGTTATACATTCTTGCAAAGAATTGGAAGGGTGCACAGTTTCCTACAGACAACATTAAACTAAATAGTCCTGTACTAGATGGTAAGACTATTAAAGATCTGTTACAGGATTCAGATACTGATAGCGAAAAAATATTATTCGCAGGCAATCGTTTAATGCATCAATCTATTGGTGAAATTGATTTAATTTGAGGTTTGAATTGTGCGACATTGGATGGAAGAAAGTGGTTGGTTACAAGGTTGTGTTGTTAAGCCTGAAGATGTCGCCCATTTATTAGATTTAGCTGGAAAATCAGAATTATTTGCAGATGATCTTATATTGATCGTTGCATCAGGTTCTTGTGATGTAGCCAATAGTACAGATTTAGTTATTGAGTTTTCTGTTGCTCGATATATAGATAAAGATGCAAATTTTGGTAATTTTTGCTTTAACAAAAATCCAAGGAAATTGAATTGCACTTTAGAATCTTTACAGGGAAATAAGTATGTCACTTTAATTGCATGTGAAAAAATTAGTATAATTAAAGACAATATTCCTGTAGGAATTTTACCAAACCTAGAAATTCAATTCACTCAAGAAGAATTAAATTTCTACATTGATTGGTTAGCTTCTAGATACAAGCGCCCTGCATTTCCTACAGAGTTTGATCGTCGAATAGATTCTGAATGGAAAAAAGAGAAGCGCAAAAAAGCTGTAGGAAAAGTAAGTAGTAAATTAATCGGAATATATGCAAAAGTTTATCCCGATAAAGAAATACCAAGTGATGAAAATTATTTTGTTGATTTATTGGCTTTAGTTGTACCAAATTTAGATCATAAAGATTTACAAGAAATTAATTCCATAACTGAAAAGTACAAAGAGGCATTAATTAAGGCTAAGATGAATGTGGGAGAAACAAAAACTGTGACAGAGTTTCAGGTTTCTGTTGGTACATTAAAGCAATATAAGAGATTTAATTTAGATGAATTATCATATAAAAATGATGATCCATTACCTCCAGAAATTTCGATGAATTAAGAAAGTTATATTTTACACGTTATATAAACTAGTAACACACATTTTCATTATCCCCTGTAAGGTTCGACCAAATTCTAAATAAAAACCATGATAGACGCATAAAATTAGGAGTGCGTCATGTCAGATCAAAACCAAATTGATTGGGAAAAAGGAACGATTCAAGAACCAAATCAAATAGATTGGGATAATGGTCAAATTTCACAACCTAAAGAAAAAAAAGAAAAAGGTATTTTAGGGCACTTAAAAGATACTGGCTTATCTGCTTTAAAAGGTGCAGTTGCTGTGCCCGAATTGGCTGTTGGTATCATGGATACTATGTCTGATGGTGCTGTTGGTAAAGCTTTAGAAAATAAAGATGGTTCATTTGGTTTTCGTCCAAAAGAAGCAAAACAAGCTCTTGGTGATTTACATACAGACCAATATAAAACCCAACAACAAGAATTTGCTGATGCTGGTAAAGATGGCAACTGGACAGACAAGGTAGTTGATAAAACAAAAGTCGCTTTAAAAAATCCATCTCTTATTGCTAATACAGTTGTGGAATCAGTTCCATCTATGCTTGCTGGAGCAATAGTCGGTCGTGCTTCAGGTATTGCCAATCCAGTAGTAGCAGGTGCCGTAGGTGAAGGTTCTGTAATGGCAGGTAGCCAAGCTGAACAGATTCGACAAGACACTGTTGATGGGCGTTTGACAGCTGATCAATCACTAGCAAGTGCTACAACAGGTGTTTTAGGTGGTTTAATTGGTTTTGCTGGTGGACGTATAGCTCAAAAGCTTGGTATTGGTGATGTAGATACTATGCTTGTTAATGGCAAACTCGGACCAGCTGAAATCGCTGGTGAAGTCGCTTCAATGCCAGCAAAGTCTTTGCCTCGTCGTGTGATTGAGGGCGCTATTTCAGAAGGTTTTTTGGAAGAATTACCGCAATCTGTTTCAGAGCAAATATTACAGAATTTGGCATTAGACAAACCATGGAGTGATGGTATTGAAGATGCAGCTGTTATGGGCACTTTGGCTGGTATGGCAATGGGTGGTGCTGCCAATATCTTATCTGGTCGTAATAATGAAAACGATGATCAGTTCAATCAGACTCAAATCGACATACCAAACCAACCACTTTCACCAACTTCATTGAGTACTGGTCAAGACGGGGCTTTAACTGGGGAATATATTCCAAGGGAATCATTTCAAAGTGGTGCAAATGAAAATCGTACAGCATTCGAATATGACCAACCATCTACAGCAGCTGATAACTTACTAAGTAGTACTTTTAATAGTGATGATGGCGCGGATAGTAACGGAAATATTAGTTCTACAAATAATCCAGTAAACCCATTGTCTCCAAATGGTGGTAATTATTTAAATACTGAACAACTACCTTCTGAACGTCTTGGCATTAATCCAAATGATGGACCTATGTCATCTGCAGCAGCAATCGCTTTAGATAGTGGTGTTACTCCAATGCTTGGTTCACCACAAGATAAGGCACAAAATGAAGCCTCTTCGAGTGGTACAATACCATCAAATTATCAATCGTTGTTGGGAAGTGACAATGAAAACATTACATCAAGTATCAATAGATTTGATCAATCGGCACAATCAGACAAACGCAATACTATCAACGATTCCTCAAGTAACCAGGGAGGAAATCTTGAAACAGCATCAGCAAATGATGGAGTTGCTAAAATTACAGAAGGAACAGGATCTAAAACTAGAATCTCAGGTTCAGGGGTTATTGAAACTTCATCAGCACCACAAGGGCAGTCAAATAGTAATAATATCAACACCGTCGGGAATGCTTCCATTATATCAAGAAAAAATGAAGCAACAGCGACAAGCAGTTCTACTATCAGCACAAATGCAAGTGATTCAAAAAGTCGAGTTGTAGAGCCAATTGAAGCTATAGAAAAACAATTTAGAGATGCTGAAACAGTCGCTGAAAAGGCAAAGATTCGCAAAGATATTGATGAACTTCAAAAAAAAACATTACAAACAGGTTTAAATTCTAATGATAAATTACAGCCCATCGATAAATCTGAAATCAGAAATGCGGAAGCTCCAGATTCAACAGGAAGTCAATCTACGACAACAACAAGTACATCAACAAATGATGTTGAAAATGTACGGAACGAAAATTCGATTAAGCCAAGACCATTATCCAAAGATGTCACAAATCAAATAAATCAACTTGAGCAAAAGTTATCAGTGGCTAAATCTGTTCCCCAAAAAGCAAAAATCAGGAATCAGATTAATCAACTTAAATCTCAACAAATAGAAAACAGTGAAAAGCCACAAAATACAGTACTAAATCCTGAACAGATTAAAACACAATATGGTGATACGCCCGATAGTGTAATGTCTGATATTGAAATTTTGGGCGATGATTTCACCGTTGATTTGCGTGAAGATAATAAAAAAGCCAATGCCTTAAATAATCCTAATTACAATGCTGTTCAAAAATCTGATGGTTCTGTAGAAGTTGTTGGTATGAAACATCCAACTACAGGTGAGTGGGTCGGGAAGAAACCTACTGCAGTTAGTATTGATGAAAATGCTCATCAAGCAGCAACAAGCTCACAAAATAATACGCCCGAACCTACACAAGCCCAAATTGAAGCAGGAAATTATAAAAAAGGGCATATTAAAGTTCAGGGGTTAGATATTTCGATCGAGAATCCAATGGGTTCAGAACGTCGAGGTACGGACCCTAATGGAAAAGAATGGGCACATACGATGAGTGACCATTATGGATATATAAAACGTACTGTAGGCGCAGATAGCGAACAAATCGATACCTATGTTGGTAAAAATCCAGACTCTGGTCAAGTTTTTATAGTTGATCAAATCGATCAAGAGACTGGTAACTTTGATGAACATAAAGTCATGCTTGGCTTTGATAGCCAAGAGGATGCAACTAAAGCATACCAATCTAATTTCGATAAAGGCTGGAAAGTAGGTCAAATTCGCACAATGACCATGGAACAGTTTAAGGACTGGTTAAAAAATGGCGATACTTCTAAGCCATCTTCTGAAACCGAACAAACTAATAAAGTTATTCGAGACTTAGGTGAAAAAATAGGAGGTGCTCGAAAAGACACCGCACTTTCTACTGGAAAGACAAATAAAACAAAAAATAGCGATGATCGTCCTACATGGGCAAAACGCTATGTAATTTCAGAAATAGTATCTTCAACAAACACAGAGGATAATGGAAAGTGGGTTATTGAGGATAGTAGAAAATCAGATTGGAAAGGTAACACAAAAAAAATGGGAACCTTTTCAAGTAAGCAAGAAGCTGAACAAATGTTACCCGTTTTAGCTGTAGCCCAAAAACATCGAATTTATGCCAGACGTGAGAGTAAGGGTGGATTTGAAATCTGGCGATTAATTAATGATTACAAACGCGTGAAAGTAATTAATCAAGTTTTTGAGACAAAAGAAGATGCACAAAATTATCTTGTAAAAAATGCAGCCCAAATACTTGAAATAAACACTACATTTGGCGAAATTGATATTCCTAGACCTGACAATAATTTAAGAAAAGGTGTTGAACGTCGAAAGGGTGACGTAAAAGATACTGATTTCATGGATGTATTTGGTTTTCGTGGTGTTGAGTTTGGTAATTGGAATAATCAGGTTGAACGTCAACAACTTTTAAATGATGCCTTTGATGGTTTATTGGACCTTGCTGATGTGCTGAATATTCCCCCCAAAGCGATTAGTTTGAATGGAGATTTAGCTTTAGCTTTTGGAGCTCGTGGTCAAGGTTTGAGTAGTGCTCGTGCTCATTATGAACCGGCAAAAGCTGTTATAAATTTAACAAAAATGAATGGTGCTGGTTCACTTGCGCATGAATGGTGGCATGCTTTTGATCATTATTTAGCACGCCAAGATGGTAAGGCTGTTGCTGAATGGACTATGGGTAAAGATGGAACCCGAAGTTTAAAAATATCAAGCAATACCAAAAACAATATGGTAAGCGGTGGATTTTCATACAAAAATTCAGGTGTTCGTGATGAAGTAAAAGAATCATATATTTCCCTGATTCAAACTATGTTTTCAAAGGCTGAGGAATACGTAGAAGATACTCAGCAAGTAGATAATTTTGTAGGAAAAGCACGTGAAGTAGTTACTCAAAAATTAGAATCAATCCGTAATGATTTATCAAAAGAGTTGGACCCTAAATATTACAAACGTTTTAATAAACCAGCACCTACAGAATTACTTGCTGAATTCGACACTATTGCTCAACAAATATCTCAAGGTGAAATGCTTAAAACAGAGTGGCGAACAGATGTTGTAAATAAGAAATCATCAGGTATTTTTTCTGGTGCACGCTGGACAAATGATGGACTTGAAAAATTAAGCCAAATTTATAAAAAAGTACGTGGTCGATCAGGTTTTAACACTGATCAAAAAGGTGTTCTTGATCAATTACGTTCCAGTATGAATCAGTATTCTTCAAGATTAAAAATGCTTGCTGAGGCTCAAAAGGGTTCAACAAAAATTAAGAAAGTTCCTACAAGCTTTGTAATGAACGCCAAAGACCTTGATTCAGGTAGAGGTTCAGATTATTGGACTTCACCCCACGAAATGAGTGCAAGAGCATTTCAGGGATTTGTTGAAGATAAAATTAAAGAGCAATCTGGTGAAAGTCCTTTCTTAAATTATGCTCCAGAAAATGCTGTGATCGAAACTCCATGGGGATGGACTAGACCATTCCCACATGGTAGTGAACGTAAAGCAATAAATGAAAAATTTGATAATTTAGTCGCTAAATTAAAAACAGAAGAAACAGAAACTGGAATAAAGCTTTATAGTCGTGACCAATTAAAACCTGATGAGGAACGAAAAGGCACTTCCCCAATTGAAACTACCTTTAATGCTTTATCAGTTGTCAGTGCTACTCGACGAGTCCTTTCTGTTCTTCAACATCTCAAAATGTCCACTACACAAGATTCGGCGATTAGTGGTCGCATTACCGTTGGAAGTGTTGGAATTAAGGGAGGCTTTAATGTTCAAGTTATTTCTAGTTTTGATGGACTTCCAGCGGAAATACAAAAAGATGCCACATACCAAGATGATAAAGGCAATACCCAAAACTATGATGTAAGTGCTGTTTGGCATGACGGTACACTCTATGTTGTTGCCGATCAGGTATATGGTGATAGTAAAAAACAGCTTACTACATTTGATGCTTACGAGGAAATGTTAGCCCATGAAATTATTGGGCATTTTGGAATACAGCAAATATTTGGTCAAGAATATAAATCAAAGTTACAGCAGCTTTATAATGCTTTAGGGAAATTGGACGGTATTCGTAAAATTGCATCGAACAATGGTGTAGATATGGCACAGTTTGAAAGTGCATATATTGAGCCATACACCCAAGACGCGAAAGACGGAATATATGCAGAATCAGACGTGCAACAAGCCTTGGTAGGAGAATTATTTGCTTTTGTAGCTCAAAATGCTAAGTCACGTCCTTTTGTACGTCAAAAGCTAAAGGAAGTTATAGGATATATCCGTCAATGGTTCCGTGAGCGTGGTTTTGATAAATTCTTATCACGCTATAATGATGCTGATTTAATGATGTTTTTATCAGAAGCTCGTAAGGCTGTAGTTGATCGAAGCTATTTTGGTAAATATAAAAATCAAGAATTTTCATCTAAGAACGATTCTGATACTCCACTTTATAGCCGTAGTCGAGAAAATAAAGCTGGATCAACAGTTAGACAAGTGCGTGAAGTGTTGTTTGAGCGCTTTGGTAAAGAAACCATAAATGAGTTAGAACGACAAGGCAAACTTGAAATTATTCAGGATTATCAAGTTGAAGGTGTTGAAGGCTTCTATTACAACGGTAAAGCCGTACTCGTTGCATCAAATCTAACTACTGAGAGTACAGTACCAACATTTTTACACGAATTGGGTGGTCATGCTGGTTTTCAAAACATGATGAACCAGGAACAATATAGTGAGTTGATGCGTCAGTTCGATAAACTTGTTGAGCAGGGCAATCCTGTTGCTTTGGCAGCAAAATTACTCGCGGAACGCGAACAGGGAAACGTACGCCAACAGCTTGAGTATTTACCCTACCTTTTAACGCTTTCATCAACGATGCAACAACGTAATGTAGTACAGCGTAATGCATTACAAAAATTGATTCAGAACATCGTGTCCTATGTTAAAGCTTGGATGTTTGATAATTTTGGAATCAATCTAAATTTAAATCCTGATGATATGGTGGCATTATCTGAACGAATGGTTAATAAGATTAAACAACAATCATCTTTAGACACTGTTCGTCAGAAATATCAAGGTACAAGTCAGTGGATGACCGCACCAAATGGTGCAAAATCAAATTTAAATGAACAACAATGGTTACAGGTCAGAACACCAGAGTTTAAAAAATGGTTTGGTGATTGGGAAAATGATGCTCAAAATTCATCACAGGTTTTAGATGAAAATGGTGAACCTAAGGTTGTTTATCATGGTACTAATGCAGAATTTAACGAATTCAAAAAAGGACATGGTTTATTAGGTGAGGGTATCTATTTAACTGATAGTTTTGATACCGCAGATATGTATGCTAACAATCGTGGTAAAAATGGATTTGTACTACCACTGTTTGTGAATATTCGTAGTGCATTAAATACAAAAGGGAATGTATCTCGTGACCAAGTTGTTCAGGCTACGAAATCAGGTAAATACCAAGGAATCGTTCATCAATTTGAAGATCAAGAGTTTATTGTTGCACTTGAGTCTAATCAAGTAAAAATGGCAGAAGGCAATACAGGAACTTTCAACAGTGAAAGTGCTGATATACGTTTTAGCCGATCTGCTAAAGAAACAATTGATAAATTAAGTAAAAAAATTAGTGATTTATCCGTTAAATCTATCAAAGAAAAATCAAGTTATAAAAAGACTGATTGGTTGGGTATTGGCTTATCAACCTTAGGTCGACGTCAGTTGACAGAAATTTATAACAAGCTACTTCCACAACTCACTAAATATAATGATCTTGCTGCGCAAATGGATGCTGATAAAAATGATGCTGGTGCAGAAGCAGATAGTATCGTACGAGAATGGGCAAATCTTAAAGATGAAAATCAACTTGCAGACTTAATGCATGATGCCACATTAGCCAAAATTGACCCGGCTAAACCTCATGTTAAAGGTGACAGTGTAATTAAGTATAAACAGTTGCGAGCTGATTTTAATGCCTTATCTCCTGACGCACAGGCAATGTATATCAAAGCGCGAGATGCTTATAAATCACACTATGCAAAAGTTCAATCAGCAATCAAAGAACGTATTTTAAGAGCATCTTTATCAAGTCAGAAAAAAGCTGATTTAATTAAACAAATGGATGATCAATTCTTTGGATATGTCAAAGGAGTGTATTTCCCATTGGCACGTTTTGGGAAATACGTTGTTGTGGCCAGAAATAATCTTGGACAGGTTGAGAGTGTGAGTCGAGCTGAAACAATGGGGGAGGCACAAAAAGCCCGTGCTGAGATGATGAAGAAATATCCTGAATGGAAAGTGGATCGAGTAATTTTGGATAAAGAGTTCAGTGCAAGTCGTGATGCAGCTGGTCGCGGATTTATGTCTAGTCTATTTGATGAAGTTGCTAATTTGGGATTGTCTCCTAGTGAAATGGTTGAATTTGAAGATACATTGAATCAGTTGTATTTATCATCTATGCCAGATTTATCTTGGGCAAAGCATGGTATTCACCGCAAAGGTACTGCTGGATTTAGTCAGGACGCTCGACGTGCTTTTGCACAGAATATGTTCCATGGTGCTGGTTATCTTGCCAAGTTACGCTATGGCGACCAGTTAGCACAGCAGCTTGATGATATGCAGAAATACGCTACAGAACAGGCAAAACAAGATAGTAATTATGACCAACCATCTGCTCAACGAGTGATTGATGAGATGAATAAACGTCATGATAATTTAATGAATCCAAAGTCACATCCGTTATCAAGTGCTTTAACTAGCTTTGGCTTTATATATTACTTAGGTCTGTCTCCAGCTGCTGCGATTGTCAACTTATCTCAAACAGCTTTAATGGCTTACCCAATAATGGGAGCAAAATGGGGCTTTGATAAAGCAGCCAGTGAATTGTTGAAAGCATCAAATGATTTTAGGAAGGGTGTAGATTTTCATAAAGTGAAATGGGAAGGAACTAAAACTGATTTATATAAAACAGTCAGTTCTGATATTTCTAAATTCTTGAACAAAGATGAAAAACAAGCTTACGATGATGCCGTAGCTCGTGGTGTTATTGATGTTACGCAAGCACATGATTTAGCTGGTATAGCCCAAGGTGAAGATAGCGGAATTATGTGGAAAACACGTCCGATTATGCGCGCTGCGAGTGTTATGTTCCATAGTGCTGAACGCTTCAACCGTGAGGTTACTTTTATCGCTGCATATCGTTTAGCGCGCCAAGCCGGTTCAAATCATGATTCAGCATTTGATCAAGCTGTTGATGCTACTTATAAAGGACATTTTGATTATAGTTCAGGTAACCGTCCACGTATTATGCAAGGGAATGTTGCCAAAGTTTTATTACTGTTCAAACAATTTGGTCAAAACATGATTTATACCTTAGCTCGTCAGACTTATCAGTCAATAAAAGGAGATACTGATGCTGAGCGTAAGGAGGCGCGTAAATCTCTCGGTGCAATTTTGGCAATGCATGCGACTTTTGCTGGTGTGCTCGGGTTGCCAATGGTTGGGATGTTGTTGTCAGTAGTATCATGGATGGGTGGTGATGATGACGATCCATGGGATGCAGAAGTAGCTTTGCGGAACTATCTTGTTGAAGCATTTGGACCTACAATTTCAAACCTTTTAATGAAAGGTGCGCCACGTGCGCTTACACCAGCTGATATATCGAGTCGTGTTGGTATAAACAACTTGTTATTACCTGATGTTCAGGAAGGCTTAGAAGGTAAACGATGGGCTGAATCAGCAATGGCAGGTGCTTTGGGTCCAGTAGCAGGCATTGGACTGAATGTGGCAAAAGGAACACAAGAAATATCAGAAGGTCATAATTTACGTGGGCTAGAGACAATGTTACCTGTATTCTTGAAAAACTTTGCCAAAACGTATCGCTATGGTGATGAGGGTGTTCAAGACAAAACAGGTGTTTCTATCATGGATGAGGTCAGCTCCATGGATTTACTTGTACAGGGTATGGGTTTCTCCCCATCTGATGTTCGCACAGCTAATGAAGGCAAAACGGCAATTTATCAGCTTAATCGTAAACTCAATGAGCGTCGTAGTCGTCTGATGACATTATGGTCACGAGCGAAAATGATGGATGATCAAAACGAAATGGATAAAATCTGGGAAGAAATCCAAGGTTTTAATGAAAAAAATCCATCACGACGGATTACTCGAATCAACTTGAATCAAAGTTATCGTAATCGCCAACGACGTATTGATCGTGCGGAAGATGGTATTTATTTATCACAAAATCGCCAAGATGCACGTGAAGCTGGCTACTTTGCTTTTGGTGAATAACCCCCTGTAAGGTTCGCTAAATAACCGCCTTTAAATAAAACTCTACGAAATAAAGTAGAGTTTTATTTCGGGGCAAGTTATGCAAGAAAACACAATTCCATGGATCATTAAAGTTGTGCCTGCCGTAGTGGGGGCTATTCTTGCCCTGGTATTAAGTGGTGACATTGATAAAAACGGAAAAATTCAAGTTTCCTTAGGAGTTATCGGGAAGTTTCTATTCAGCGTTTCAGTCAGCCTTTATGGCGGTTCAGCATTTATTGAATATTATGAATTATCAAAATATTCCCACATGGCTCAAGGCTTTGTGATGCTTATGTTTGCAGTTTTTGGATTATTAGGAATTGGTATTCTTTATCAGTCCATTGCACTAATGCAGGGTAAGCCTTTATCCGAGGTTATTAGTGAAGTCAAAGCTGCCTTTATTTCTATACTTAGTAATGGTAAAGGTGGGAAACAATGAGCGCAGATCAATCACAACAAGTTGCACAGGTATATTCATGGCTTCGTGCTATGTCTGGTGGCAAATTAAGTCAATCTCAGGTCGTAGCTGGTGATCAGATTATTGAGAAAAATGGCTTAAATGTCTTTGCAAAACTTATTGGCTTTGAAATACCCATACCATTAGTAAAAGGGCAGCGAGATATTTCTGAGAATGGCTATGCAATCATTCGAGATGCCGAGGGGTTCCGCTCAAATGCTTATTTAGATACTGGAGGTGTTTGGACTATTGGTTTTGGTACCATTAAATATCCAAATGGCAAATCAGTTAAAAAAGGTGATACTTGCACAAAAAGTGAAGCCGAACAATGGCTTAAAAATGATTGTGTGTGGGTTGATGCTTGTCTTGATAAAAACGTCAAAGTTAATCTTAATCAAAACCAATTTGATGCATTGGCTTCTTTTGTCTACAACATAGGCGAAACCGCATTTGTAAAAAGCACAATGCTCACTCTTATTAATCAAAACACTTTGACTTCAGCTGCAAGTCAATTTGATCGCTGGGTGTTTGATAATGGAAAGCGTATCCAAGGCTTAGTCAACCGTCGAGCAAAAGAAAAATCATTATTTCTAAAGGTGGTCTAAATGATTGATGCCGTGCTAGGTAAATTTTACAAATACATCATTTTAGTCTTGATGATCTTTATTTTTGGATATGCTTTTTATGCCAATTCTCTTGCTGGAAAACTGTCAAATGCTGAAAAAGTTAAAACTAAAGCAGTAGCAGATGCTATTAAGCCTTATCAAGATGCAATTGATCAGGCTCAAGAGGAAAAAGCAACCATAATGCAAACATGGTCAGCTAAAATTATAGAGGTTGAACAAAATGCAATTAAACAAATCCAAGCTGCCAATATTGATGCTCGTAATGCTCAGTTTTCAGCTGATAGCATGTCAAAGCAACTCATTGAAGCCAACAAACGTTTGTCCAGTGCTCCCAAGCAAACCATTATTAACTACACCATTGCCAGCTCAGAATTACTCGAAAGTTGCACAACAGAATATCGAGAAATGGCAAAAATTGCAGATGGACACGCAATTGATGTCAGGCGACTAAATGAAAGTTGGCCAGAACTAAATAAAACCCTCAATTGAGGGTTTTATTATCTATTTCATTTCAAAAAAATTTCCAGATGGAGTCATTACATTTGATTTAATAAATGGAACTGTATCTCTCTTTGATTTTTCAAGTAGAAAATAATCCTCAGTCTTATTGTTTATACTGTCTAAATATACGGCTTTTATATAAATGTTCAGGTCTTCTGGTCTAGGAGGGTTTAAAATATCATCGCATGATGTGAATATAGCTGTAATATTAAGATTTTCACCAGACTTAAATATGTCACTTTTATTATATGGATAATCAAATTCTACTAAAATTTTTTCTTTTTTATTTGGTAAATAATCAAATTGCAAACTAAAAGAAGATGCATTGTTGTTATAGTTTTTAATATTAAAATCTATTGCTAAGGCAGGCTGTCCATTACTGTCATTCGATTTATAAAAGTCATCAATTTTTATAAAAAAAGTTGGTTTACTACTTCGAATCTTTGCTTTTTCATCGTCCTCATCTTTTTCACGCTGTTTAATGTATAAGTAAAATGCAAAAACAATAGAAGCTAATGTTCCAAAAGATCCTAAAAAAGTTAAAGATAGTGAAAGTGTTTCTTTAAAAGGTGAATCACTAATATTTTTTAGAGCATAAAAGTAATAAAACCATGCACCAAATAGAGCAGTTATAATTAACAATATAATTATAGATGTAAAAAAAGCATAAAATTTATTTTTCATATCAGATCACCTTTTAATAAGATTTGAAATATCAGCATCAAAATATTTAGTAATATCAAACCATTTTTCTATTTCTTTTTCCCATTTGTACACACGTTCATCTTCAATTTTTAATACGTCTAACCCTTTGATACTAAAGTGAGTCGTATCATTTGGAAGCTGTTTCCAATCAATAGTCCCATTATCATTAAACCAATTTCCCCAAGCATTTTGTATGTATGGGACCACAAAAGACTGTTGCACATCATTCCATGCAAATATGTTCTGTATATTGGATTTTTCTTTATACATATCTTTAACACTTTTAGTCGGGCGGAATGATTTCATAAATCTTTCCAACTGTTCTTTAATAAAAGAAAATTCAGTATTTATAACGTCAGGTGTTTGAACTTGAGAATAAGCTTCCTCTGCATCCGCAATATCAGCAGCTGATACATACCTTTGCTTTAAAGCAAATTTAGAATAATTATCGTCATATTGTTGTCGAGCAAATTGAATAGCTGTCTGGTAATCTAAACGTTCGCCACGTTTTCTTAAGTTTACATACCGTTTAAGACTATTCCATGATGAATGTAATGTAATCGTTTGTAGTTGCGGTATCGTAAAGCCATCCTCTGCATAGCGTGTAGCAGCTTCATGGCGCAAATCATGGAACCTTAAATCTTCAATTCCATTTAAACGACATGCTCTACGAAAATAATCACTGACTGTCTGCACATTGACAGGCAATAAAAGTTCATCACTATAACCCAGCTCGAGCATTCTTTTTCGAGTAGAAGGTTCAAGTAATTCCTCAATAATGAGGAGGGCATTAGGTTCTAAATGAGCAAACTTATGATTTCCTTTGGATCCATCTGGATTTTTAACGTCCCTGATCTTCCATTGACTATTTTTTTTGTCAAAATCATCTAAACGCATTTCACATAGTTCGCCTTCACGACGACCTGTATAGATCGCAAGCCACATGACCAGGTGCATAGGAATAGCATTGCGAACTCGCTTCCAGCCTTTATAAAAGTGATTGGTCAGAATATGAAGTTCTTCTGATGTGATTAAACGATCACGTTCCTTTGATTTAGTAACAATACGTGCTTTTTTTAGACCGATAAGTGAGTGAGATAATTCATTCTTAGCATGAGCAACATCTTCACCCCATACAAGTTCTGCATGATTTAAGACAGATGAAATATGGGATAAATCTTTTAATGCAGTTGCTGGGGCAACGCCATCTATCATTTCAATTGGATTGCCTTTGCGTCGTTCAATGGCAAATGATGAAAAATCTTGACGTGAAAGGGTGTAAGCATCTTTATGGGCAATATCATAATTACAGATATTTTTTAGTGCTGCAGACTTGGTATCGGCAAATTCATCACTAATTTCATCTAAATATTGAGTGATGAATTGTTCTAAAGTTTTTGACACAACCTTAGCTTCTGGATTTAGAATAGCAGGATTGACCAGAATCTCTGCTTCAAGTCGTTTAATCCATTCTTTGGCTAACGACTCTTTTGCAAAAGTTCTTGTTTTAATAAATGGTGGTAAGCCTTTACGAGTTATTCGTATTTGAGCTCTGTATCGAGTTTTACCATCAGCTGTAGTTCGTTCTGCAATTGTTCCCAT